GCCCTCTTTGGGCTAACGGGTTTGTGTTTCAGCTTGATGTATTCCAGCCTCCGCTTACCATTCAGCAAAGCCGCATCGTTAACGTCTACCCAATCAACGTGTTGCCCGCCTCTGTAGCATCGGAATGCCCGGAATTTGTGTAAATACTCGAACTTATCGAAGTCATATTGGTTGGCTAAGTTGCCCAGCCAGTCCATCTCAAACCCAATAGAGTCAAGATGTGCATTTTCATCGCATACAACTTCGTACTTGGGCTTAGCTTTGCGCCCACGCTTCTTAGTTTCTTCAGTCATACTCTCTCGGCTTGTTGGATGTAGTGGATAATCATGCGGATAACGCCCGCTTCACCATTGTGATAAGCCGCTTCATACGCGACATTCTGGCTAGATATCGGTGTGGCGTTCTCTAGTAGGAAACGGCGTGTCAGATCTTCCAAAACTTTCTGACCATCTTCAGTGTTGAAGGTACGAGCATAAGCCTTGGTTAGTTCTGATTGCTTTTCTCGTGCCGCCGCTTGTTGTTTCTTCGCTTTGGGGTTCTGCCCCTCAATGTCATCCCAGCTCATTGGCTTCCGTCATTGGTTGTTCTTGTTGCATCATCTGAGCCTGTGCGCCTGCTTGGATGATCTGCTGTTTTTCTATCTCAGATCGAACCAACTCCGCCGGCATGCCTGTCTTTTCTGCCGCCCATGTACCGAAATTCTCGGTCTTGAACGACATTAAGACCTGCTCTGGCCCGGATGTCCCTAATACAAACTGAACTGCTTGCTGAACTGCTAGCAAGTCTTCACCGTCCTGCGCTCGTGCCAGTGGTGAAGTGAATTTAACCTGTACGTCACGCCCATCTAGCTCGATAGGCACGATCAAACCACGCCGCGTCAATATTGCGACGACACGCTTGAGTATTGGTACGAGTATTTCTGTCTGGAGTCGCCCAAACGCCGACCCGATCCGCTTTGCAAGCTCTCTGGACTCAATAGCAACTTCAGTGGCGGAGCGAACAGGGCCAGCAGGATCGCGCAGATCATTAAACAGCGCCAACTTGATGGCGTTCTGTAGCTCAACGATTTCAAACTGCGCCAGCGCAAGGTTAGTCCCCGTATCGAGACGTTGAATAGATGGGTTGTTGGTGTTGTTTGACCCAACAGGAATGACGACGCCGGGTGCAATGACCATAGTATAAGGGTTCGTTACACCATCGTCAGTAGCCGTATACATTCCAGCGAGATCAATGGCCGCTTTTTGCAGGACAAATTCTTTCGCTTTGTTCAGAGATCGCACATCAGGCAACGCTTGCATCGCAGGACCACGACCACGCACCTCGCCAGCGACCTTGGTATAGCGACCAGTTACCCAAGGACTAGATTCGCCAAAATCTTCTGTCCATGAGAAACGATCTTCACCATCTACCCACAAACAGCCGTAATACTTTTTGTCTTTTGGATCAAAGATCACGCCCTCAGATACACGGACCTCAGTATTCGGGCTGTTCTCGATCATGTTTGATGTCTTCTGTGACGGCTCAAAGCCCTGCCACATACGCTCTAACAGTCTCGCCTTGACCTCAAACCGTCGCCAGTGTGTCTCAACGCCACCATATGGACCCTCTTCAAACGCAATGCCCTTCTGCGGGATTGTGTTGAAGCAGATAGGGTTGGTCTCGTCGTCCGTCTCTTCGATCTTCATCGTAGCAGTACCGACCAATAGATCTAACGCGGCCTCATAGAACTGCGTATGGAAGTTGGATCGGTTGATATAGTCGAAAACTAACTCACACTGCTTGTCTAAGTTAGCCCGGATGTCTTCCTCTGACACATCAAACTGACCTGACTCGACTAATCGGATGATCTCATCGGTTGGTTGGAAGGTAGCCCAACGCGACATGATCGGTGCGATGTTCTCTTGTAGCTTGCTCGCACCCTGTTGGATAGCTGTCAGCGCCGTAGAGTCGAAGATCTTATCCATCTTCTTCTGGCCCTTGTCCTCAATGTCGAACAAGTTGCGCTGAGGCAGAAAATATTCATACACGTCTTGCAATTGGTCATGCCACATTGCCTGTGTGTTGAATGCCTTTTGTTCTCGTTCCTTGATATCTCGGATCGAGCCTAGATGCGGAGGCAAGCTCATTGTGATTACCGTCGTGAGATCGTTGGCATGCTACGTGCGCCGGCAGTTCTAGCGCCTGCGCCAGTTGCACCAGCGGCCCTTGCGCCATAAGCCGCCCGACCAGCGCCCATGCCCAGCATTGATGTACCAGCGGCACGAGTGCCACCAGCCGCTTCAGCACGAGTACGAGGGACACCGCCTAACAGTGATCGAGTGCCTAACTGACCACGAGCCATAGCGCGGAATCGCTCTTCCTGCTCGCGGATCTCTTCATCCAGTGCCATTGCCTGCCGGCGTTCAACAGCTAATTGCTGTGCTGTGGGCTTGGGTGCTTTCGGTGCTTTCATGTCAGATACCTATAAAGTTGATAAGGGGTCAGAATAAATGGGTTGCTGATCCCTAGCACTTGTTTCGTATGCCCAACGCAAGTATTCAACATCAATAGCCAGCGCCGGGGTTCTTTAATTACAGCCTTGACGATGATACCACTTTCGATTATGTCGGTCACACTGTCAATCGAGTACATCTCCACGCCTTTTGTCGTCTTGGAATGCACCAGCCATCGACCATTCTCAGGCTTGATAACGTAACAATGTCTAATCGTTGGATGCAGGAACGGACTCCACCAGTGACGGTCATCATCGGTGAACACGACATACACCTCAGAAGACACTGAACGCCATCTCCGCCTTGCGTATCGGTCTCCGTACGTTTCCGTTGGTCAATGCCTGCTTGCCTTCGCCTTCACCCTGCAACGCATACTCCAGCGCTTCAACCGGGTGACTATACTCGTTCTTGTCAGGTTCATCCGTGTACTTCTCGCCTGATACTTGTATACGCCGGTAACAGAAGCCGCCCTGCAACCCTTTGCGGATCATCTTCGCCTTGGCAGTGATTAAAAACCGAGGCTTACCATCCATGCACAGCTCTTTCATGGGTAGTTCGAGAGCCGCTCTCCGCATAGCCGGGTCATTAGTCAGCGTCGGAGTACAAGGGATGCCAGCCGCTCGCATAATCTTGAACGGCGTTTCTGCATTCGCTTGGTTCTTGTTGTCGCCAGAGGGATCGCCCCAACCGCGAAACCTAAACTTCGGATAATTCGCCTCGATATATCGTTTGAGACTGGGTGCAAAGTCCACAGCCCCGGAGTCAGTCATACAGTATTCGTCAAAGCAGACCCATCGACCTAGTGCATCGCGCTGGATAAAAGCACAAGCGGGAGTCCGACCAAAGTCAAACCCAAGAACAATGGGAGTGTCACTATTAGGCTGATAATCAGCGCCAAGACAATGTATAGAATCAGTATATAGTGGATGAACCGGCTTGCCGCTTGACACAAACCCGTACTCATTCGCGAGGTTAACTTTGATCCAATCATCTGACTTCCCCTGTAGTCCACGCCGGTAGTAGTCTTCGGGCAGGTTATGCAGGTTCTCAGCCTTCTCGTTGAGATACCAGCCATCGCCTTCTCGATAGACGCCGCCCGGTTGCCGGTGAAACGTCCAACCATCGGGCCTTTCTTCTTCTGCTAATCGGTAATACCAGTGATCCTCATCGGGTGCGTTGGAGTCACCGATCATGCCGTAGTGTGTTGGCTTTATGCCTTCTTTCATTGACGGGTATCGACCACAACGCAGGTCAAGCATGTCCACAACGCTTTTGGAATGCTCTTTCGCTTCGTTCAACCATACCCATGTAGTCTGGATGCCTCGTGCTTTCTTGACGTGATCGGGCCGATCAAAGGCGATGAAGATGACCTCAGAGCGTACAGTGGTGCCATCAGCTAACTTGAACTGAATCTTATGCGTTGGCGGCTCTTTGTTGCCCTGCTTGAACTCACCAAGATCGCCATGTACTTCGAGCCAGTCTTTGATGGTGGTGGAGAATAGTTCGCTATACGTGTTACGTGCCGCAATGATCCTTGAGAGTCTTACACCGTAGTTGGGATGTGTCTCTCGTGTGACTGGTGCCTGCTCGCACATCAATTCGAGAAACTTCAGGATGACTTGAACTGTCTTGCCAGAGCCTAGCGGCCCCATGATGAATGAGTTACGCGCCCGGCAGTCTGCGAACTCTTCAAGAACTTTGCCTTGCGGCTTCATTACATATTCAATCGTCGCCATCGAAGCGCTTACGCTGTACCGCTATGACTAGATCGCCGCCTTCTGGCCCCGTTAGCTCGGTCGATTTAAGATCTGGAAGGTACTTAGATGCTAGCTTGAGGTTAAGTTCTGCGGCTGTACGCATACGCTGGATGTCCAGTGCGTCATACTCAACGTCTGGCTCCATCAATTTATCAGAGATATCAATGACTTTCTCGATTAGCTTTTGCTTAGACAGGAAGTCTCTCAACCCCTCTTGTCGCATCTGCCTATTGAGCTGTGTCTTTGTCTTTGCCACCGAATATCCTATCCCAGCCATCCTTATAGGCTTGGCTACTGCTTGTAGTGTATTTACGCGCTCTCGATCCTTTCCCGCCATTTAGTTCGGGGAAGTGTCTATCCCGCGTCTCCTTGTCTAGTTTACCACGATGGTCGGCCATCATCTTTCTCCGTTGGATAGCGTCCCCAGTATGATGCTCCATACTTGTGATAGTTGCGGAGGTACTTACTCATAGTGATTTGATGTACGCCAAAGATCTTGCCCAATGCCCATAGACTGACACCACGCTCTTCCATCTCTGCGGCTTCTTCAACTTGTTTCAGTGTCAGTTTCATTTTGATCCAGTTGGAATAGTAGAAAGTCTATGATCTCTTCTGCCTGATCTCTAGGTAGGTCGTTGTATATCCTGCCCGCCATCTTGCTTAATACGAGACCAGCAATAAAAAAGTGAGGCTCGTTATGCTCCTCGCAGTGATCGTCTATTAGTTCATAGATAGATTGAAGTAGATTAGATTGATCCGCGTAATCTCCGAAGCTAGCCTGTATCACGTCACCCATCTTTCACAGACTCCCGCCAGATCTTTACTAGCTCTTTGTCGTTGGCTCGCCGCTCTTGTAGCTCGATAGCCATTAGCATCTGATTAGATGGCGTTAATGATCGCCAGTGGAATGTCTGATCCACAAACTTCTTCAAGGTGTCATCGCTGATTCTATCTTCCACAATCAACCCCCTTGTAGTTAGGCCATCCGTTCTCGCCTTTGGATGCCTTGTAGAGCTGAACCATCTCGCAGTAGTGCGCCTGCTCTGCTATGGCGTCTTCCATGTCACCACGCCCGGCAATACCTAAACCAATCAGCAATACAGCAATAAGTGCAAACAATCTCATTTTTACGTTCTCCCTTTTTTTGGGGGCAAAAAGCCCGTGACCTTTTCGGCCTATTATCAAACCCTAGCTACCTGTAACTCGGGTAATGTTTTGCGACCTCTGCAACGAACCCTTCCAAGTATGGCTTTCTCGCCATCATGTCCAGATATAACTCCTCGTCTAAACCCTTCGCACTACTAAGACTCCTGAACAATTCGTTTAGGAACTCTTCGGACATAGAGAGGTTATGTCTCGCCGCAAACGCTCGCTTTTTCTCAACAGCACACACAATGTCGCTCCTGATTTGCCCTAATTGGCAACCCGAGTGTAACACATTTTGTCTGTGTGCAACAAGTTCTGTGCAAACTCACAATAATTAATTTAAAAAAACAAACAAAAAGTGTTTGACTTTTGATTTTTGTTGATTTAAAGTGTGTTCATCGGCTGGGGACACAGCCACTAACCAAGGGAATAGAGACATGGAAAACATCAACTTCAAATCTTGTAACGCACACCTTGCTGAAGAGTTAGAAGGGCAGATGGCTTTAATCAAAGGCGCTTTAGAGGCGGTACAAGAAGGCGAACTCAAAAAAGCAAAACTTTTTCTTAAAAGTGCCAATCGTGGCAACGATAGAACTGTTGAGTTTTTGCAAAGCATGATCGAGGCCGCATAAGCGGCCTTTACTAAGGGAGAAGAGAAATGACTAACAACACTTTTAACGGCTACGAATCTTACAACCACTGGCAGACTGCATTGTGGCTCAACAATGACGAGACTTTTTACAACTTGCTCAAAAACAAGGTTGAGCTGGTTGTCTACATGGCCTGCACAAAGTCACAAGCTGTCTACGAGATTTTGCGTGAGCTTCCAGAGCAGACGCCAGACGGTGCAAAGTGGGAAGCCGACACAATTCTCGATCTCGTCACAGAGCAGTATGACGAACAAATTCAATACAGCTAAGGGAGAAGGGATATGGCACTAATCAAAATCGGCAAGCGTTTCTATGATGATCACCATGAGCGAGCATTGCCAGCACCAACAGTGATCAAGGAGACCAAAAGCCACTACTGGATCGACGCCTCTAGTGACTTCATAATTGATCTTTTAGAGGACGCTGATTTTTACAGCATCGTATCTGACTGGCCGCGCGAATACTTTGGGTTGTGCAAGTCAGCCGCGGCTACTGCCGACGCAATCAGAAAACATCAACAGGTCGCATAAGCGGCCTTTTTTTATGTCTAAAGAACCTGAATACCACATGACTTATGCCGAGATCGCTGAGGCTCTTGGCATTAGTTCCACCCGAGTACGTCAGCTAGAAGCCAGTGCGCTTGCAAAACTAGAAGCCCTGCCAGTTCTTCAGCAGTACCACGATCACATCAATTCCAGCTCTGAATCTCGTAGTCTGGATCTGATTCCTTTTGTCTGACCTCATCGCGGTAATGCGCCGCGATATCCTTTCTCAGTTGTTTCGTCGTTTTATATATCTCGTTACTAACTAGTCGCAAGTGATCCATGTGATCATCGCCAAACATCTCGCGCAACCAATCATGGAAAGCTATCGGCTGTTCAGTGAACCATCGGTGACAGTAATGACAGAGGCTTACTGCATTACCCGGACCCGGCCCCATACTCCAGCGCAATCGCTTATTACGTCGGCCAAAAATATGAGCGCACTCAAGTCGATCAGTCTTGTGGCAATGCAGACACTTACCGTCGCGTAGTCTTACCGCTTTTGAAAACCAGATGTCACAGGGTTCGCGTTTGACTGCCATGCTCTACCTTGTTGAACTTCTTTTCTCGCAGTATGGCCTTCTCTGTATTCGCACAGTCGCAGGCCCAGCCCATTAGATAATGAGGATGATCTTTCTCCCACATAGCAATCATGGATTTACCGCACTCAGTGCAAGTCATCTGAGGTAATGACGTACTCATATTCATACTCCACTTTTTTCAGATCAAGGCCAAGAATGGATGCGGTCCATTCCGTAAAGAACTCATTGACTGGCATATCAACAATCAGCTCGCCGCCGGGCCAGTGCTTGCAGAATACTCTAGTAGAATTGTCGATATCAGGATAAGAGACAGCGCCGGTAATTGAGCTAGTCAGTAACAAAGCGATCCCGCCGTCTGGTAGATCACAAGTAATGACTGGAATCATGCTCACCTCAGTGCGTCGATGCCGACCTTGAATCGGCTATGCTCTCCAAACTCTTTATCGAGAATAACACAAGACATCGAACGAGACGCGCCGTAACCTCGCTCCGAGTGAAAAGAATCTAAAGGCGGGAGTACATTCCAACTCTCGATCGTACAGCCGCCTATCTCTTGTGCTTGCTTATGATGGATATGACCGACCCAGATATGTCGGTGCTTAGTCTCGCCCCATTCCTTGGCATAGTTCCGGGTTACATTTTCGTAAAGCTGTTGCGGCTTGATCCTGTCACCATGATGAGTCACGACAAGATTGTTGCCCCATTGAAAATGAATCCACTTACTGAAGTTCTCAAAGACTTTCACCCGATCAATATCGGCGTAGTACATGCGGAGCATTTCATTCAGCCACAAGCTAGCATCCGGGTCGTGGTTGCCGCGAACATTAATCACCCAGACCTCTTTGTGTTTCTCAAGCATTCGAGTGATAAGGGCTTGGAAGAGGGAGCCAACTACTCGGATAACCTTTCCTTGGCGTGTATCAATATCGAGCGTGTGAGTCTGAGATCCGGTCTGATTCTTCAGGTTGTTTGCGTGAAGCAGATCACCACAATTCAGTAGGACGCCGATCTCAGCATTGCCTGCAATAGATACTAGCTTATCTACTGCTTTAATCAATAACTCTTGGCTGATCTTCACATCATAAGGATCATCGTTAGTTTCTGGCGACCAAGCCACCATCCCTAGATGATGATCCCCTATCAGATAGGCCGCTAGTTTGTCGTCAGCGGTTTCTGTTGGCGGGTCTATGGGTTTGGCTAGCCCTTCGAGATCATCTCTTAAACCGGCTTTAAAAGCCTCCAGCGCGGCTTCAAGCATCGCCTCTTTGTCAGACTGACTCTTGACCCACTGGCCAACAGGTTTCCCATCCTCGTTGTAGTAGGTAGAAACACCTTTGACGTGGAAGCCTTCGGGTACTGGCCGGGTGTAATCATGGTCAGGTGAATAGCCTTGCTTGGCGGCATTTCTTTTGACGACCTTAACATGGTCCCTAACAGTGTCCTTATGGATGCCAATGGCTTCGGAAATTTTTTTATAGCCAAAACCCTGATCATAAAGGGTTATCACTTGTCGCTGTCTGTCAGTCTTACAATACTCTAATAGACTCATCATCTCCCCCCGGATAGATGGTTATTTGCGCCTCCCGAATGGCACGTTTATTGAGTATTTTTCGACGAGTAGCCTACTCAAATGCTCATACACTTCGTTCACTTCAAACTTGTTGACCCTAGTTGTTGACTTAACACCAGTCACAGCTTCTTGAACTGGACGCCACATATAGTCTTTAACTAGGTACATAGTGGGTTCAATGGGTACGCCATCTTTGATGACTGTCTTCATGTCCATGCCATGCGCCGCCATGACTTCAGCGACCTCACGACAATAAGCATGGATAGCACTGTTCTGATGTTGAGTGCGAGTCGGCTGAATGATCTCGTAGATCTGGCCCTTGTCTTGATTAGCCCGGATGTACTCACAGAACTGGTCAGCCTGAAACTTGTTGTTTACGAACCATCGTTGGCTCACGCAGTTACCCTCTCACCATCATAGGTAACATACTGACCATACTTTTGTAGGCAATAGCTCCGATACTTCTCGGAGTTAAGGAAATCATGGGTCAAGTCGTCTAATTGGCTCCATTGCTTCATAGCGATTTTACCACTGTTTTCCTGAATTTTCGCGGCAAATGGTGACACACCTCGCTCCATGTCTGCCGCACGCTTCAGCCATGAGGTTACAAACTGCTTGATACCTCTTGGCGTCTTACGCTTCTTCGGGTTGGCATCGCACCACATAGCCATGGCATTAAGTTCAGCAAAGATATCAACGCTTGGATACGCTTGCTGTAGTTGGATAAGGTAATCATCATCAGGTTCGTAATAAGTACCATCGTTCAAAATAATCATCCACACTTCACCTTATATGCCGGAGCAAGCTCCGACAAAGTAGTTAGTTAATAATGACGAGCATTGATTACTGTATCGAATCTTGTCATCTATCCGCTTGATCTGCTCTCGACCAGCGGGGCGCATACACTCTCAGGTATCGTCGTCTCCAAGGTTCTTAAGTTCCTTGGCCTAACGCCCAGTAATCTCTGACAAATAGGAAGGTGCGTAGAGTGTTGTAACGTGTTGTTTCGTGTATACTCTACACATCTTCTTGTTTGACGACTCCGAAGATACCACATGTCCTCTCCCTTGGACAAGTGACTGGGATTGCCCCCCGACATGGGGGGCTTTTTTTACATGAACCACTCAGCAATCCGCACTGTCTCGCCGTAACGATTAATCACTGGCTTCATGGTCGTTTGGATATCGTGACCTTCACCTCTCAACTCTGAGATACGAGCTGGGGTCTCAATGACTCCTAACTCATCCCAAGCGTTCAGTCTGGTCAACGTCTTACCCTGCTTCAGATATTGCAACACACGGTCTTTCTGGCTCATGTGATCTCCCTAGTTCAATGAACGAATTAAAATCAATGTCAAAGTAGTCAGCTAGTTGCGCTGTGCGGCTAACAGACTGGTCATCGCTTTTACGCCAACGCTGAACAGTCATCTCTGACACCTCAAAGTCTTTGGCTAGTTGCCGGTTAGTGATACGAGATTGCTTTTGCGCCCGGCGTATGGACGCGCCTACGTTAAAACGGGATGTCATCAGAAAAATCACCTGTGTCTTGTGAAGGCTGGATTGCTTGCTTGGCTTGCTCAACATACTGACTGGCTACCTCTTGGACTGGCTTGTACTTGATAGACATGTACTTTTCGCCAGTCTTTTGAGACGTGTTGATCCACGCATTGGCGTAATACTCAACGCCATCGATCATCGCTCGGCCAGTGTAATCAGCGTGGGTATCTGACTTCTTTTCCTTGTTGCGAAATACACTGCCGGTATTGGGTTTGATTTCATACTTGCTCATGCCGCTTCTCCCAGTATTAATTTGCGTGCTTGATTGAACTCATCTGACTTCAGGTCTTTACGCTCTGCTGTGGTAAAGATCCCGCCCTTGCTTGGTGCCAGCCACAACGCTTTCTTATCGTCGTCGCTGATCTCGCCCCATGCCTCTGCTACAACATCCCAGCCCTGCAATGCTAGATGTTCTTTAATGAAATACACCGATGCATAGTTACGCTGTAACGCTTCGTTATGCGCGATTATCGGGGCCGTATCGTTCTGCTGTTGGATAGCGTTAGCCACCTCATCAGCCGATGCGATCTCTGTACCACCAAGACCAAAGAAGGCGAGGGCGCGGCCTACAGCTGACGACTCTGCATTCTCAAGCGCTGATGTTGAATTGATCTTGCTTGCCGACCTAACCTCTTCAGCGTAGCCAGTAGCGATCACAATGCTTCCGGCCAAGATCGTAGCCTTCATAATGACTAGCACGTCATTAGCCTCGATCAGCTCCGTTTGGATGGTGTAGTCTGGATGTGCCGCCCTAAACTCTGCGACTCGAAGTGCCACGGTCTTATATTCTTTACCGTGGATTTTTACTTTGCCTGTCATATCAAGCTCCCTTTGCCATTTCTTCATAGGTCACATCTTCGTAACCCTGCTCTGGAGCCGCACTCAAAGCATATTCCTTATAGATAAGCTCCCTTCCACAAGCATGACCATGCGACCATGCTTCACTCATACGCTGATGAATATCAACGTAGTTCCCGTAGTAACCGGACTCAAAGCCGTTACGGAAATCCCTTGCCGCTGTACGCTTGTAGACTTCCCATTCCGCGTACATAACTTCCTCGCGCTGTTCGTTGAACATGCCAGACTCCTTATAGGTATGGGTTAAAATCAATGTCGGCTTCTGCCGCCATCGCTTCTTGGATACAGACTTTCGCGTTGTACCAATATGCTTCACGCATCTTAGTAATAAAGCGATCGTCTTCTGGGCGGTTCTCGCTGAACAGCAAGAAGATCCACTCCGCGCTATTGGCATCGTACTGAGCCATAGCTTCTGAGGTTAGCTCGTGTGACCACTTGTCGAAGTCAACGAGTAGATCTGCTTTCATGTCATTGGGCAGATCGTCGATTGCATCTAGGTCGCCGTTCAACCACTCATAGGCTTCCATACCAGTGCTTAGTTTTAGTTTATCCATTGCTTTCTCCCTTGACGTTCCACATGGAACACCAAACATATTACGTTATGTTTTAGGGGAATGCAAACACTTTATGTTAGTAAGACCAAACAGTCGGTGAGGGGTGTGATTCAGACACATCAAGATGGATAAAGCGGCCATTGCCTTTTTGGTTGACGCCGATTCGTTTGATGCCATGCGCCATGGCTATGGCTATAAGCTCGTATGCGTCCCCGTAGGACACAGCAACATCCACGGCAACACCTAGACTGTGAGTGCCGGGCATTGGCTTTCGGGCTTCTATGGGATGGTTAGGACAACGATACCCGCTACTAATAAACATAGGGCGACCAAAGGCAACCCGTATTTGATTAAGTGTGTCGCGGAAATCTTCATTAAAGACTAGCTCATCGCAACCACACTGACAGCGTAGCTCGTCATCAGAAAAGTAGTTCACTTAGATTTACGCGCCTTCGATAGAGCAATGGCAACTGCCTGCTTCTGTGGCCTACCTTCTGATAGCAGGGTTTTGATGTTGCGCTTAATTACTTTCTGGCTCTTGCCTTTCGCTAATGGCATTGACGTACCTCGTGCAAATCACATCTTTCTTAATTACTTCATGGCAAATGATATCACCGTATAGCGGAACACACTTGTCTGATTCGTAAGAGATTATTTTGTAGTCGATGCAGATACGCTCGTCTTGTGTTGTCGTACAGCCAGTAAGTAATAAACCTACCAGCAGATACCTCACGACCGGGCTACCCCTCGGGTTTTTTCCCAGCTTCTTAGACCACCAAGGCCCAACATGCCGAGAAGAACAGGCATCATTTCACTAAGGTCCAGAGCTGGAACAGTGACACTAGAATCACTGATGACGAGTACAAAGTTAGCCATAGGAATAAACAGATAATTACAGCCCAGACCAATGCAACATATCCAGCCAACAGCAGGTCGCCAGCCAGAGACAAAAAGAGACTGGTGGTCAGCCTCTCTTTCATTGACTTCAATTTGTGCTTTAGCGATTTCATGTGACTGCCTTTCCGCTAGGGTTGCGATCTCATGGGCGAGACGGTTGCGCTCATCAGCATCCGGGATGACCTTATCTAACAGGCTAGAGATCGGGCCGATCAGCCTATCTAACATAGTAAGTCGCTAGGCCAATAAGTGAAGAAATCAGAATCCAGATAAAGCGCTCTGCAATCTTTACTGACTGCGCGTTATAACCAACGATGCCCTTGATGTTATCCAAGTCGCCTTCGTATTCATCGAGTCGATACTCAAGCCGGTCAATCCTCTTGCTTCCAGCCGTTAGCTTTTCATCGACGCGAGCCACCATGGTCATTACCTCGGTGAGCTTATCCAGCTTGGCTTCAATCCTGTTGAGACGTACCGCTTGATCGTCCATGATTTATTTCCTAGCTGTCTTAGCCGCATCTTTAAATGCTTTGGCAGTGGGCGCACCTTTGGTACCGGGCTTCCGCATACGTTCACCAGACCCAGCCGCGATACGCTCGCGCTTCTTCATAATGTTGTAGTACAAACCTTTCTTTGGCTTTCTCATGCCTTCCTCGCCTTGTTTCTCTTGGAAATTGCCGCCGCTTTCTTCCTAGCATCTGCCTTTGAACTGGCACCCCATGCCCGTAATGATAACAGCAAACGTGTAGGCTCACCGTTCTTGCGTTCTGGCCCCGGCATGTTGCCCATGCGAGCGAGAAACGATGCCCGTCGTGGGTTGTCACCGCTCTTTACTGGGCGCTTGAGGTTCATCCCTTGGGCCTTAGCTGAACGTCTACCTGCTTCGTTCAAGCCGCCCTTGGGATTCTTCCCTGCCTTACGTTGCCACGCTGGTGTCTTCACGACGAGAGATAATCAATCCACTTGCAACCAAGTCGGACCTTGCAAGTGCCTGAGCCAAAGTCGCCAGTTTTAACGCCTACGCGATAGATCTGCCGCTCTGCCTCAAAGCCAAAAGTCTCGATGTCTGATGAAAAGGTATCAACATCAGTAAATGTAGTGCCATCAACACCTGATTGCTTCTGAACTGTGACGACAGTGCCGCCAGCAATTCCAGAGACAGACAAGTTAAAATAGCCCTGTACCTTGATCTCATCGCTGAATGTGTTTTGAGCTGTGATGCTCTTTGTTACTTCGCCTGACATTTTCAGTCTCCAAAATAATTAATAGTTACCAAGGCAAGCCATTAGCAGTGGTAGGGTTCTTCTGCGATTCTATATTAGCCGACAAACCAGCCTCAATCGCCGCTTGATCTACTTCAGTCCAAACCCAGCCTAAGACATCAGACTCGGTTAAATCGTCGTAGGGGATGAATGAAGGGTCTGCAGCATCATACGTAAAGTCAGCAGTGCCATAGGAGGTGGCAGAGTAAGTGTCCTCTCCGACAGCTTCAGATTCCGTAACACGCCAGTGAGCAACGATAACTCCGCCGTCCACTATTTCGTGTTTCAAATTTACGATTGTCCATGTAGCCATTGCTATGCTCCAAATACTGCGTTGCAGATAGCTTGTACGTTAGAAGGCTCTGATGACCAGTCGTCGCCAGAGTTAATTACATGACGGTGATAGCTTGATGAAATCTCAACACCATCTTCCATTACTCTAGTTGCAGTGCGTACTTGAACGACAGAGCCGTCTTCTGTAGCTACTACTTCGATCTTGTCTGCTGTTACTTCTTTAGTTAGTGACATTGTTGTCTCCTTAGTTAGTCCAGCCCCAGAGTCCACTGAGGCTATTTAGGGTTATGCGGCTTCGTAAAAAGTCGTAAGTGCTATGTCAGAAACTCCACTGTTAATTTCTGAAACAATTAAGTTTGTGTTACCAGATCCAGAGTTGTTGTCTTGGAAATAAAGGAACGTTCTCGACGCGCCAAAGATGCTAGTTAAGTAGCCGCTAAAGGTCACATTGTTTGTGTATGGAGCAGAGTTTGTAAAGTTGCCGCCTACAGACGTAAACGGTAAATCTCTTACAAATAACTGATTACCTGCTGTTAAGCCAGTTGTGTTTATGTTTGTTAAAACTATCTGAACACAAACCAAGTTACCAATTTTGGTATAACGTCCAGTAAAGGTGCCTGTAGCTGTATTGCCGCCAGTAGAAGCGTCTGCCACTACAGGAGTAAACGTCCCTTCTTCGTAGTCGTCTAGCTTGTTCGCCGCCGCAGTACCGCCGAGGTACGCACCGCCTGACAGATAGAGGTCTTTGAAGCGAGACGTAGAAGAGCCTAAGTCCATCTGGGAATCAGCAGTGGTGTCGTCAACGTCACGAGGAATAATCAAAGCGTCTTCAATCTTGATTCCGCGTGTGTCGTTACCGTAGATAACATTTGTAGATGCCGCTGAGATAGTACCGACTGTTCCGTTGTCCTTGCGGAACTCTGCAATGGTGCCGTCAGAGGTCTTGCGGTTAAAATAACCAGCCGCCGTTCCATCTGTTGTTACACCAATTTCTCCAGTATTTTTAGCCTCAAAACCTACAGTGTTAGTAGAGTCTTGATCGGTCTTACCAACTAGCAGGTGGCCGCCAGAGGTGATGCGCATGGCTTCGGAAGCGGAAGTATTCATCCTTAACGAATTATCGGCATGAGAGTACAGGATCCTACCTACATCCTCATCGTCGCTATCACCAAAGTTTAAGACAGACGCACCGCTTGTTGCCCCGGCTATGATAGATAGTCCGCAGAAAGCTGTTGCAGAGGATGTAGACTCCAGAATCCCTTTAGTAGCCACATTGATTGTTGGTAGGTTGCTTGTAGAGCCTTCTCTAACGTGTAGATTTGACGAAGGCGAATCCGTACCGATACCGACGTTGCCGTCTGAATCTATGCGTACACGTTCGTTCCCAGAGGTTCCAAAACTTAAATGACCAAGTTGAACATTGCCCGCACCGCCATTGTTACTTGTCATTAAAGACTTAATGTAAGCGTGTTCTTCGTCAGTTGTGTTTCGGTTGGCACCAAAGAAAGCAATCTTTTGCCCAGCATTAAGAACATTCTCAGAGCTTACTAGGTTCAACGTGCCTGAACCTGTAGCGGCTACTATCTGAGCATTGCCGTTAATATCTAATTTAGCGTCTGGCGAACTCGTACCGATACCTACGTTGCCGGTGACCACAAGATCACCATCAACTTTCAGATCGCTAGATATGTCGATATCACCATCAAAGGTCAGGGTGCCTTCAATCGTCACATCGTTAAATGTTGGATTGCGGCCAAAAATGCCGCCTAAATGGTTAATAGTCATAATTGAAAATCGCCTTTAATAATTTGCTAATACCTTTTGGTTTAATCATCAGTTAGATACTGAATGCTAATGAATAGATCAGACGCACCAGAAGTAAGATCGGCAACCGTTACGGCATCGGATACTGCGCCCGTCGATGAATCAAAGATCTTGATGTAATCCGTATTGTCATTAATCACAGCACTCAAAAATCCCGACATGGTTACAGTGTTAGCCCTTACCGCGCCAGTAAACGGATAAACACCAGAACTGAGGTTCGCTGTAGTGAAGGGCAATCCACGGATGAATATATCGTTGCCAGATGTCATGCCTGTTGTCACGATATCCACCAAACGGATAGATATGTAGACGCTTGGCCCTTCTCTGTAGTAAGAGCCTTCAAACGTGCCGGTTGCAGTGTTACCGCCAGAGCTTGCATCAGCGACAACTGGAGTAAATGTCTTGATAAGGTTAGAGGCATTGAATAACGGTATTCGATGGTCTTGATCTAAATAATGAACCATCAAGTTACTATCACTTGCCGTTGCCGGCGTTGACGCTGAATAGATAGGATTGCCAGTAGCAATAGGATCAACGCCATCAGAAGCTAACTGCGCTCTGTTTTCAATAACTGATATTCGACCGAAATGCTGTGGATCACGCCCAGACGTTTCAACCAGCCCGTAATAGATATATGAAAGGATGAGTTTGCCGGTAGTTGAAATGCCGTCTTCTTTTCTAGAAACGCGGCCAATGTTAATAGAGCTGTACTCATGCTCTATAAC